ACCGGAGGAGAGGTTTGCCGGGCAGAACTTCACCCGCATGGTAATCGCCCGCACGCTGGCGCAACTCGACCGCGATAACCTCGCAACGGAGGCCCGCAGCGCGGTGGAGATCGCTCAGCACCGCTGGGGTGCGACCAACCCGACGCTGGTGAACGTGATCCGCGCATCCGTTGCCGGCCACGGTGCGGGTTCGGGCGAGGCGGGGGCCGAACTGGTGCAGGCGGATGCCCGTTTCACCGGGGACTTCATCGCATACCTGTACGCCCAGACGGTCTACAACCGACTGGGACTGCGTGAGGTGCCGGCGAACGTCACGATCAAAGGCCAGGACGGCGCGGCCACAGGGTACTGGGTGGGCGAGTCGAAGGGCATTCCGGTCAGCAAGGCGGACTTCTCCACGGTGTCGCTCAGCCCGCTGAAGGTCGCTGCGCTCGCGGTGGCCAGCATGGAGGTGCTGCGCGACTCCACGCCTGCGGCAGAGCAGTTGATCCGTGACGCGCTCGTAGCGGCGGCGGCGCAGCGTATTGACGGCACGTTCGTCAGCGCGAGTGCCGCCAGTGCTGGCGTCAGCCCGGCGGGGCTGCTGAACGGCGTGACCGCGTTCGGCTCGTTTGGATCGGACGGGGACGCGCTGCGCGCGGACATCAAGACGCTGTACGGTCCGTTCTTGTCCGCCTACAACGCAACGGGGCTGACGTTCGTCATGAACCCCGCCACCGCGAAGGCCATCCAGCTGATGACCAACGCGCTTGGGCAGACCGAGTTCCCCGGTATCGCCACCACGGGCGGCACGCTGCTCGGCGATCCGGTGGTCACGGGGGACAACGTCAACGCCTCGCACCTGATCCTGTGCAAGCCGAGCGACATCTGGCGCATCGGCAGCATGGGTATCGAGGTGTCGCTGTCGCGCGACGCGACGATCGAGATGGCGACGGACCCGGCTGCGGCATCGGATACCCCGGTTGCTCAGGCGAACTACCCCGTCTCGATGTTCCAGACGGCATCGGTTGCGCTGCGGGTCATCATCCCGATGAACTTCGCGAAGCGCCGCACGCATGCGGTCCAGTACATCAACGAGGCGAACTACGGTAACACCGTCTCCAGCGACTGATGCCGCCTGGTGGGCCGCGGGCGAGCGCGGCCCTTTTTCTTGCAGAGGTGCCCATGAACCTGATCGCGTCCAGACCGTTTCCATACCGCGGCTCGCGGCTCAGTGCGGGGCAAGAATTCGCCGCCAACCGCCGGGACTCCCGGTTGTTGGTTGCCATCGGCTACGCCACGGCGCGAGTCGAACCCGAACCCGAACCGGACCCCGAACCGGAACCTGTGCAACGGCGCACGTACCGGCGCCGTGACATGCGCGCGGAACAGATCGAGGGCATGTAATGCGATTGCTCGGATTCGAGATCACCCGCCGCAGGCCGCCCGTGGTCACGAAGGCGCTGGCGCAATCCGTTCAGGACCGCGGTTGGTGGTCCATAATCTACGATGCATGGCCTGGCGGCTGGCAGGCGAACGCGTCCGATGCAATCTACTCGCAGGACACCGTACTGGCCTATCACGCGGTCTATGCCTGCATCACGTTGATCGCCAACGACATCGGGAAGCTTCGGGCGAAACTTGTCGAGCAGAACTCCACGACGCGCGTCTGGCGCGAAATCACGAACAGCACGCACAGTCCGCTGTTGCGTCGGCCGAACAACTACCAGAACCACATTCAGTTCAAGGAGTGGTGGATCACCTCGAAGCTGGTCAACGGCAATGCCTACGCGCTGAAACAGCGGGACGGGCGCAACGCCGTGACGGCGCTGTACCTTTTGGACCCGCTGCGCGTGAAGCCGCTGGTCACGCCGACGGCGGAGGTCTACTACGAACTGAAGTCCGACAATATGGCGGGGCTGGAAGCCGAGAGCGTTGTCGTGCCGGCGTCTGAAATCATCCACGACCGAATGAATTGCCTGTTCCATCCGCTGCTCGGGGTGGGGCCGATCTTCGCCTGCGGTGCTGCCGCAAGTCAGGGGCTGCGGATCATCGAGGATCAGAACAGCTTCTTTGCGAACCACGCGCACCCGGGAGGCATGCTCTTGGCGCCGGGTTCCATATCACAAGATACCGCAGAGCGGCTCAAGACCTATTGGAACGAGAACTTCGCCGGGAACAACGCCGGCAAGATCGCGGCGCTCGGTGACGGCTTGAAGTACGAGCCGATGCGCATGACGGCCGCTGATGCGCAGTTGATTGATCAGCTGAAATGGACGGCGGAAATCGTATGCAGCGCCTTCCACGTACCGCCGTTCAAGATCGGGCTCGGAATCATGCCGACGTACCAGAATGCCGAGGTGCTGAACCAGATCTACTACGCGGATTGCTTGCAATCCTTGATCGAGCAGTTTGAGGCGTGCATGGACGAAGGGATCGGACTGGATACGCCGACTGCTGGCAGGCAGATGGGCGTCGAACTCGATCTTTCCGGGCTGCTGCGCATGGACCAAGCCACGCAGATCAAGACTCTCACCGAGGGAGTCAAGGGCGGGCTGTGGACCCCGAACGAGGCGCGCAGCCAGGTTGATGCTGCGCCGTTGGCCGGCGGCGATACGGTGTACCTGCAGCAGCAGTATTACTCGCTCAAGGCGCTGGCCGAACGTGATGCGAACGCGCCGTTCGCCAAGCCGCCGCCTCCTGCCGTTCCTGCGCCGGACAAGAGTGCCGAGCCTGAAACCGATGATGAGGACGACGTGCAGCGATACGCCGCCGATCTGATTGCCTACGTCCTGCAACCTGCGAGCGCCACGCCATGAGCCAGAAAGACGCCACCGTGATCGCTCGCGAGATCCAGGACATGGCGCAGGCTATGGCCGAGTCGATGACCGGTGTGGCTGAGACGGTAAAGGCGGCTGTGGCCGTCACGCACGGGCAGGCACGCGGCGAGGCCGGGCAGATCGTGCAGCTATCGACGCCCGCGCCGGTCCTTCAGTTGCCGCCGCCGCAGATCGACGTGCACGTCAATGTGCCCGAGCAGCTGCCGCCGGTCATCAACCTGCCGCCGACGGAATTGACGGTGAATGCGCCGGTTGCAGTGAATGTGCCTCCTGCCATCCCGCAGGCATACGAGGTGCAGGTCACGTCGAGAGACGCGCAGGGCATGATCAAGACGTTCCTGATTGTTCCGGTTGTGATCGAATAGAGGGCACACGATGGCAACGACCGACACCGAGCGCGCCGCGCTCCCCGAGTTCACTTTTCGCTCGACCGAGGAATTCGCGTGGTTTCGCGGCGACCAGTGCGTGGCCCGCTATTTCCCCGGGCAGGACTACGTGTGCACGCGCCAGCCGCGCCACGACGAGCTGCGCGATATGTGCTCTGCATGGCAGGCCGAGGGAAAGATCGTCATCACCGGCCTGTCGAGCGGACAGGCGTTCGTCAACATGAGCTTGGGAGGATAACCGATGGCGCTGCAACTGAGTGTAGCGGCGCGCAACGCGCTGCTCGATGCGATCGAGACGACCATCGGCACCGCGCCGTATCTGGACATCCGCACCGGCGCCCAGCCGTCGGACTGTGCGCAGGCGGACGCGGGCACCGAGCTTGAGCACATGGCGCTGCCGAGCGACTGGATGGCGGCAGCGAGCGGGGGCACGAAGGCGAAATCCGGCACATGGAGCGGCACCGCCGACGCTGCCGGCACCGCAGGCCATTTCCGCCTCAAGGACACCACGGACACCACCTGCCACATGCAGGGCAGTGTGACCGCGACGGGTGGCGGCGGGCAGCTGGAGCTCGATAACGTTGTGATTGCGAGCGGCCAGACGATCACGATCACGGCGTTCACGCTGACCGCACCGAATGCGTGATGCGCCCGCGCTGCCCGCACTGCGATGAGCCGATGTATGAGGGCACGCGGGAGCTGTTGAGGTGGGCGAAACAGGTTGGATACAACACAGCAATGCAGGAGGTAGGTATGGCACGCAAACCGGCACCGGGGCCGACGCTGAAAGAGAAGGTCGTCAAGCAGCGGAATCCGCTCGTTCGGAAATGAACGATGGCTGGTGGCCGGTCGCTGGTCCGCCTCGACCCGGTGCATCGTGGGGAGCGGATCGAGGTGTGGCAGGCGCGGGCCTATTCCGTGCCTGTCGATCCGCTTCTGCCGCTAGAGCAGATGATGGAGCCGTACACGGCTGTGGCGACGGTCACGATCGACGCGGGCACGGCGTATGTGCAGGGGATGCACGGAAAGATGTCGCGGGCGATCATGCGGAGCTTCCGCGCACGCCTGCGCGCGATCGGTGTATCGCGGATTAGGTGGCAGCGCCAGCGTGAACGGGGCGTGAAGCAGGTAGAACAGGAGGCATGAGATGGCGTTGCAGTTGAAACACCAAACGGTCGCGCAGTTCGTCTCGCGGGTGCGCGAGGCGTACCGGAATCGCGAGCGGGAAGATCTGGTTCGCATCGCGCGGTGGATTCTCGCCGCACTGAATCGCGGCGATATCACGGATGCAAACTGCCGTAACGCGTTCGGGCTGAACACCACGCAGTGGAACGCGCTCAAGGCCAAGATGACCACGATGGTGAACGCGAGCAACGTCATTCAAGGCGCGGTGGGAGAGTGATATGCCGGTTACCAACAGTACGAAAGTCACGAGCGACATCGGCGGCGGTCGGTATTACGTCGTCGAGCGGCACTTTGACCAGGATGGCAAGGAGGTCGGATTCTTCACGTGGTCGAGCGTGCCAGAGCAAGATATTGATGCGGTAGTCGCTGCGCGCGTGGTGGAGATCGACGAGCGGTTGGCGAACGATGAATTCGAGGCGATCATCGGGGCGGAGTGAGTAATGGCGACCATTTACTGCTCCCACACCGGAAGCAACACCGCGCCGTACGACACTAAGGCAAAGGCGGCGACAACGCTCGCTGCGGCGATCGCCGCGATGACGGCGGCTGGCGACGTGATCCTTGTCGATCACACGCACACCGGGGATAACGCGCTTGCATCGGATACGTCGTACATCCTTAACTACTCGTGCGCGATCATCGCGATCGACTTCAGCACGGATGCGCTGGCGGAAATGGGGACAAGCGCATGGATTGGGCATTCGTCGTCGAACCGGTGGGTGCGGTTCACTGGGGCGGGGAACGCCACGCATTTCTTGCGGGGGCTGACGCTACGCGAAACGGGGGGTGACAACATTGAAGTTAACTACGGCGCGGACAGCCATATGGCCGTCGAGGCGTGTTACTTCTGGCTGGGCGGATCGTATGCATCTTCGGTGATTAGGCTCGGGGCGGGGTGGACTAGTCCGGCGACGACCACGATTGCGAGAAATTGCACGTTCCGGTTCGATGATGTTGATGGGCGCATTGAAGTCGCCGGCATCGTCAAAATGTTCGGGTGCTCGCTGGCGGCGGAGTCGGTGGCGATTACTGCCCTGCTCGATTTGTCGGGCGTTGGCGGCGCTCTGTATGCCGAAGGGTGCGACTTCTCCGATATGGGGTCGGGGTATCTCATCGACGCTCTAAACGCGCTCAGCCTATCGGTGACACTGGTCAACTGCAAACTGGGCTCCGGGTTCGTCCCGCTCGCGTCGCAGACGGGGTTTGCGCCAGAGCTGTACCTGTACAACTGCAATGCCGGGGATGTGCATTACTTTTTCGGGCACTACGATCCGCTGGGATCATGTGTTGCATACACGTCGATTCACGCCAACGATGGGCCAACCTACGATGGCGCAACCGAATTCGCGTGGCGGATCGACACCACCGCCCGCGCCACGCTCTACAATCCGTATATCAGTCCTTGGGTAAGCACGTACCACGACGGTACGAGTGCGATCACGCCACGGCTTGAGATTCTCCGCGACGGCAGCAGCACGGCGTTCGACGATGATGAGGTGTGGGGCGAGTTCTCCTATCAAGGCACAAGCGGCTACCCGATCAGCACGATCGTGAATGATCGTGTGACGCTACTCGGCACGCCTGCCGCGCAGGCTACCGGCATGGGTACGGGGTCGTGGACGGGCGAAAGCGGCACAGCGTGGAGCGGTAAGCTCGCGCCGGCGTCGAGCATCACGCCGGCAGAGATTGGCGAGCTAAGGGCGCGGGTATGCGTGGGCTTGGCGTCGGCGACCGTTTACGTCGACCCGCAGATCAGGATTAGCTAACGATGGCCCGCGCCCGTCACATACCGGGCGGGCTGTACGTTGCGCAGTCCGGCCTTGCGCGCCATGCGCCGGGTGGGCTGGTCGTTGAGCCGGCAGCGGGGGGAGTGGGGAGCGCGTCCGGGGTGCTGGCCGTCACCCTCGCCGCCGTATCCGTATCTGCATCAGGCGCGCTGACCGTTTCCGGCTCCGCCAGCAGCACGCTTGCGGCGGTCGGCATCAGTGCGTCTGGCGCGGTCGCCGTCGCGGGCTCGTCGGCGGTCGCGCTGGCCGATGTCGGGCTGTCCGGCTCTGGCGCCGTCGGATCGTCGCCGATCAGTGGTGCCCTCTCCGTCGCGCTCTCCGACGTGCTCGCAGCCGCCTCCGGTGCGGTGACGATCACAGGCGCGGCAGGCCTGTCGCTCGGCGCGATGGAGGTGTCGGCAGCGGGGGCCGTGGCAGGTGGTATCGATGCGCCGATTGGCGGCAAGCCGCGCGATCCAGAAATCGAGCCTGTGCCAGCTCATTTGGCGCTGTTCGATGATCGAGATCTGCTCGAAACCGTACCGATTATCATGGGGATCATCAATGCGGCACGACGTTAAAATCATCGGGGACGCGATCCGCGCTGCCGTCGATGCTGCGCTCGCCGCACGGCTCGCGGACATCCAACAGCAGATCCAGCGCGGGCTGGCTGACGTGCAGGGCGTCGAGCAGCGCACGCTCAGCGTCGTGATGGAGAAGGCCGGACGATGGGGTGCCGTCGAGGCCTTGCTGTCTGATCTGGAGCAGAAGGTTGCCACGCACGCCGACGCCATTGTTGACATTACGGCGGCGGTGGCGTCTATCCCCGTTGGCCGCGACGGCAAGGACGGCAAGGACGGCAAGGACGGCCATGACGGTATTGATGGCAAGGACGGTGCCGACGGCCGCGACGCGCTTGAGGTGGACATCCTCGACACCATCGATCCGCAGAAGGCCTACCCTCGCGGCACAGTCGCGGCGTATCGCGGCGGTTTGATCAAGGCCACGCGCCGGACTGGACCTATCGGCGAATCACTCTCCGCCGCCGGCTGGCGTGTGATCCTGCGTGGCGTGGCGCAGACGGAAGTGGTGCCGTCGGACGATCTCCGCACGCTGGGCATTCGCCTGACGCACACGGATGGTGAGGTGGTAGAGCAGACGCTGCGCTCGCCGTCGCTGCTCTACCGCGGCGTATTCCGCGAGGGCGACCAGTACGACGGCGGCGATGCCGTGACGTTCGGCGGTAGCCTCTGGGTGGCTTTGTGTGCA